CTCTCCCAAAAGCAGTCCAGAGCCCTGGAATTTCTTTCCGATGATTTATTCATGCAGGGAGACATGCCCGAAGCGCAAAGACTCCTTGAGGAAAGCCTCAAGACCATGACCCCCGCGGACGAGGCCCGCGCCCTGAAACTGGCGGAGCTATACCAGAAGTCCGGCAACACGGCCAAATGGGGAGTCATCGTCAATCGCGTCCTGGACATCCTGCCCCAGGATCTTGAGGCGTTAGAGAAAGAGGGGAATGCGTGATGGCATGTCATCACGAAGCGCAGTTAATTAAGGATTTTAAGCCAAAGAGACTTCGGCTTTATTCTGTCCAATGTTCGCTGTGCGGGAAGTCAACGCCGTGGGTAACGAGTGAAGAAAAAGCCCACGATGCTTGGAAAGTGTTGCTGACCAACGAGTATCTGAGGTCTACATACTAGATAAGAGGGCGTGATGGCATGGAATAGACTTTTTTGGGGCGTTGATTTGATCGATACTACAAATAGGCGTTTGTTCCTGATTGGAACGGTCTGGATGAATCCGCCACCCAAATCCCAATATGAGGGCGAGCCGACCAGGCCGATTCTTTTCACAACGCGAAAGCTGGCCCGCGAGTGGTGCAAAAATAAGCAGGCGGAATACGTGGGGCGCAAGGACTTTGTATCCAAATGGCGGTTCCGTCCCGTGCGTGTGAGGGAGAAGGTGGCGAAACATGCCTAAATACTTCGTGTGGCGATTCAGTCCCAAGCAACCCTTTCGGGCCTATGGCACCCGAAAATACGTTGAGCCGGAGTCTGATGATCTCCGTTGCATCTGGCGCGGGGATTCGTTGAAAGAGGCCAGGAAAGTGGCGAAGAAGGCTAATAAGATTCAACAAGGGGAATTAAAGGTCGAAGAGGGAGGCAATTAGATGAACTATCAAGAATTGATTGATGCCGAAGTGATGCGGATAAAGGCTGGTCCTCAATCGGGTTGCTTCACGTTCCTGCATCATCAAGGGCCGCTACTGGAACAATCTGATGATGTGATGGAGAGAGTAAATTATATTTTGGAAACCAAATCAAAAGTCGATCACTACGCCAGGCTCCGGCATATATATTTTGTTCCAGCGCCAGCGGAGAAGGCCTACCAGGAAGCCATAGCGTCAGCGCGGAAGGTCTGCGAGGAAGCCATAGCGCCAGCGGAGAAGGCCTACGAGGAAGCCATAGCGCCAGCGGAGAAGGCCTACGAGGAAGCCATAGCGCCAGCGCGGAAGGCCTACCAGGAAGCCATAGCGTCAGCGCGGAAGGCCTACGAGGAAGCCATAGCGCCAGCGGAGAAGGCCTACCAGGAAGCCATAGCGCCAGCGCGGAAGGCCTACGAGGAAGCCATAGCGTCAGCGCGGAAGGCCTACCAGGAAGCCATAGCGTCAGCGGAGAAGGCCTACCAGGAAGCCATAGCGTCAGCGCGGAAGGCCTACCAGGAAGCCATAGCGTCAGCGCGGAAGGCGCACCAGGAAGCCATAGCGTCAGCGCGGAAGGTCTACGAGGAAGCCATAGCGTCAGCGGAGAAGGCGATTTTAGCCTTGATCCCTAATTGTGCGTGGAACGGGGATACGATTTTGGCGCGAAAGGCGGAGTTGGTAAAGTGAGCAAACCCAGAAAGCCCGTTGACCCTTTGTCGCTCATTTCCGAAAAGGATTGGACGAAAACGGTCATAGACTTGGCCCATGCCTATAAGTGGCGTGTGGCTCATTTCCGAGCCGCAATGACGAAGCATGGCTGGAGGACTCCAGTTCAGGCGGACGGAGCCGGCTTCCCGGATCTGGTTTTGGTCAGAGGGGATCGGGTTATTTTCGCAGAGTTAAAGACTGAAAAAGGACGACTGACGCGGCAACAATATGATTGGCGTATTGCCCTGTGCTCGGTGGCTCACGGGCGCGAAGCAAATGTTCAAGTTCACGTTTGGCGTCCTTCTGACTTCGATGAGGTCCAGGGGATTTTAAAGTGACGGGGAAAGGAGGCCCAAAAATGAAACCAGACTGAAACAAAGTTTACTCCGCCAACCGCCGTCCGAGTGATCCGCTCTAGGAAGGAGAAACCATGAGCCGATATAGTGGATATTGTCCCCATGAAAGCGACATGGAAAAACAAGCCCGCGAGGATGCCCGCTACCATCATAAAGACCGCGACCTTTACGAGCGCCGTTCTTGGGAACCGTGCAAAGAAGTTTACACGAAAGAATATGACCGAGAGCGTGATCGAATCGAAAGGGAACGAGAAGAGGAGCATCAAGAGCAAGAGCGCCAAGAGGAAAACCGCAGGGCATGGCAGCGACGGCAAGACGCACAATTTGCTGAGCAGGCACGGTTTGAGGAAGAAGCACGGATTGAGTATGAACGCGGAATGGCTGAACAGGAGAAAGAAGAACAGCCATTTGATGATCCGCCCTGCGATGTGGAAGGACACACTGAGAAAGGGGGCGAAGATGAAAAAGGCGATTGAGGTAGCAAAAACGGTTCTTGAGGAGGCCCCATGAGCGTTGAATGGACTGGAGGTGAGAACAATGTCAAATGAGCTGTCATGTCAATGTGAGGAATGTCAGATCACGCCACACCAGAGCGATTGCGCTGTTCATAATATGCCAGCGCTGCCCAAAGGCGATTGCGATTGTGGGGTACTGAACGTGAGCATTGGATATTGCAACCGACATGGTGATTACGACCCTGAGACTGACTTATATTGTCCAGGCTGTCTGTTCCAAGAAGAACAGGAAGTCACAGGCAAGATGCCCTGCGGACATCCTGATAGCGCATTAGTGGAAGGCAGGTGCGTTGTTTGCGAGGCGGAAGGAGAGGCCAAATGAACCTTGAGGAAATCAAAAAGCGCATAGAGGATATAGCTAAGTGGTATGACGTAGATCCACACTTGGTTGCGGAGGTGAAGCTAACTATCGTAGGACTCGTAGAACTTGAAACGCTAAAATGGGAACGCGAGAAGGCCGACCTTGAGGCCAAGCTTGCCATTAAAATGGCTGAAGTAGGGCCTCTCTACGAGCTGCTGGCTTCAACGCAACAGCAGCTTGTCTCCAGTAAGGAAATCCAAGCCGCCGAGAAAATGATCCTAATAGCTGAAATTGAGAAGAATACAGTTCTCAACGAGGCGATCTGCGGGATGAGGGAGGCGTCATTAACGCACGATGAACTGAACGCATTGGCCAGTTTTGTATTGCAACATGGTGATCTTGATAGTAATGCTGTTGGTCTTACCGCGATGGTACTCCGCGGTAAAGCAAACCTCCTCTCCTCCGCCCCCGGCTGCCCGCACAAGGAACGGGCCGACAAAATTACGGCAGCCGAGCTTGCAGAACAGGCACGGCTCATCAACGAACGTGATGAAGCTAGAAAGCAGCTTGCCGCCGTCCATGCCGCGCTGGAGGAGGAGCGGGGGAAGGTGATGGAAGGACAGTAACACTTATCCGCAAGCTGGTGGAGGAAGCTGAGCAGGCGTTGATGCACACTGGAGATCCGCGCAAAGACCTATCACAGGATGCCGCACGGTATCACGTTCTTAAACGCTTCAACCTCCCCGAGGAGGACTGGAAATGACCGACGCGGAAGTTAAAATAAGGAGGGCTAAATAATGGGTGATGATGCGCTCGATGCACTTGATAGAGATATCGGTGGATGGGCTGGAGATTATGACGATGAAGATCCAGACTTGGATGGCACTATCATAAGGCGACGGCGAAGAACCCGTAGAGGAAAAGGAAACCTTGAAATGACCGACCTATCAGAAATCGTTGACGCGCTTTTGTCCATATCGGAGTGGCCGTGGTTTCACGCTGGAGACGACGCTGAGGATTGCCCTTCGCACAAAGATTCAGGTCTGGCTTTAGTGGACACAGGCAGGACTCAGGATTGGCCGATTGCAAGGCTGTGTGAGTGGAATACGGCCAAATTCATCGCCTCTTCTCCCGTGTGGCTCGCGACGGTGATCGTGGGATGGATAGAGGAGAGAGCGCAGGTTTTAGAAATGAAAGGGTGGAAAAAAACTGAGACAACAAGAATGGCCTTGCGCGATTTCAACCTCACTGATGAAAAGTTCGCGGAGTTGAAGAGAAGGCTGGGAAGTTCCCTTCAAAAAGAATAATGGGATATGCTATGATGCGGTCGAGAAAAGGGAGGGGGAGAGTCACAAGTGGTCATTTCAAGGAGCCCTTATCGGGTTAGCTTTTTCGGTGGCTCGACAGACTATCCGCAGTGGTTCAAGAGCCATCCGGGGGCGGTGCTGTCAACGACTATAAACCGCTATTGCTATCTGAGCGTGCGCAAATTGCCGCCGTTCTTCCCGCACAAGACGCGGGCACTATGGTCCAAGATCGAACTGGTGGACAGCAATGCCGACATAACGCACCCAGCTATCCGAGGGTGCCTGGAGTATCTGAACATGGAGGACGGGCTGGAAATACACCACGACGGCGACCTGCCAGGGAGGTCTGGCATGGGTTCCAGTGCGGCGTTCACAGTGGGGTTGCTCCACGCGTTGCACGGGCTCAAGTCCGAGATGGTGTCAAAGAGGCAGTTGGCTACGGAGGCGATGGAAGTGGACCAGGACTTGGCCGGCGACGTGGTGGGCTCCCAGGATCACGTGGCCTCGGCCTTCGGGGGATTAAACCGGATCGACTTCCAGTGCGAGCGTGGCGGCTTCACCGTGACGCCGATGGCGATCGACAAGGCCCGGCTGAGGCTGTTCCGCGACCACTTGATGCTATTTTATACCGGCCTCCAGCGGACAGCCTCCAGTGTGGCGGCGAGGCAGGTGGCGAACTTTCCTCAGAAGGAGGCGGAGCTTCGGCGGATCTATGAGACGGTCGGCGAGGGACAAAGCCTTCTAAGCGACGGGAAGCTGAGGGAATTCGGGCTACTGCTGCACGAGGCCTGGCTGGCCAAGCGGAGCCTCGGGGCGAGCAACGAGCGGCTGGACTCGATCTACGGGGCAGCGCTCAAGTCGGGCGCGCTGGGGGGAAAGGTGCTCGGGGCTGGCGACGGGGGCTTCATGCTCATCTTCGCGGAGCCGGACAGGAGGCGGGAGGTGAGGGACGCCTTGTACGATCTCCTGTACGTGCCGTTCGAGTTCGAGAGCCAGGGAAGCCAAATAGTATACTATGCGCAGGAGTGAAATTGCTATTGAAACTGTCTGAGGTCGCTTGGATTGCTGCCGTAGTCATAACCATGTTCATTTTCGTCTTCATATTTCTTCCTGGATTTTTCATCTTCTCCAAGTGGCTGCTCAAAGCTTGGGCATCGTTTCTCGGCTTAGATTGAAACGGTATGCGTAGGAATAAAGAGCAAGGAGCGGACGATGTTTCACGGGAAATGTAGAGTTAAGCCGTTGAATTGACATGGAAACAGCCGAAACGATCAAGAAAGTGGGCAGGCCGCCCAAGCTGACCCCTGAGGTGCAGGGAAGGATAACCAACGCGATAGCGGCAGGGAGTTACATCGAGACGGCGGCGGCCTACGCGGGCATTAGCAAGGAGACGCTCTATGATTGGCTCAAGACGGGGGCGAAGGCAAAGACGGGAAAACATAAGGAGTTTTCTGACGCCGTTAAAAAGGCGTTGGCCGCCGGAGAGTTGCGGGACCTTGCCGTGATCGACAAGGCGGCGAGCGGGTACGAAGTGGTAAAAACCAGGATTGAGGATGGAGTGAAGGGTAGAACGGAGACGACGGAGACGCACTGGGAGTTCGCCTGGCAGGCTGCGGCTTGGAAGCTTGAGAGAAAGTTCCCGAGCCGGTGGGGGAGGAGGGATCATGTGGACCTCGGCGACGGCGCGGACAGGCCCGTCCAGATAGAGGCCGTGATCGACCTTTACACCGACCCCAGGAAGATGGCCGAGCTGATAGCGGCGTTCATCGATGTGCAGATCATACCGGCGGAGTTCGTCCGGCTGATAGATTCGGGCGACGGGGCCAACGAGAATGGACAAGACCCAAATCGATAACCTCGCGGACCGGCTCGCAAAGCTATCCCTAGACCAGAGGAAAAACCTCTTCAACCGCATCCGCAAGGTCATCCCCGCGCCCAGGCTGTCGAAATATTGCCCCACGACCATAAGCCCGAAGCAGGAGGCCTTCCTGCTGGCCTCGCAGGACGAGGTGCTGTTCGGCGGTGCTGCCGGAGGAGGGAAGACTGGGAGCCTGCTGTTGGGTGCGCTCCAATACGCCGATTGCCCGGACTACTCTGCGCTCCTACTCAGGCGGACGATGCCCGAGTTGAAGATGCCGAAGTCCCTGATATGGCTCTCGCTCAAGTGGCTGTCGGGGACGGGAGCCGTATGGCACAAACAGGACAGCAAGTGGACGTTCGCAGAGGGCGGGGAGCTTTGGCTGCGATACCTTGATCGGGATGATGACAAATGGCAATATCAATCCGCAGCCTTCGACTACATCGGGATAGACGAGGCCGCTGAATTCCCCCAAGAGGAGACGTATGAGTTCCTATTCTCCCGGATTCGGCGGCAGATGGGGAGCCAGATTCCAGGGCGGATGAGGCTCGGCGCGAACCCGATCGGCCCAGGTGCCGTTTGGCTCAAAAAGCGCTTTATCACGTCCAAGAACCCCGCGCGCCTGTTCATCCCCTCCAAGCTGGACGACAACCCGTTCATCGACAAGGACGAGTATAGGACGAAGAGCCTGTCCAAGCTTCCGCCGCACATCCGCTTGGCGCTAGAGGACGGGGATTGGGACGCCAAGCCGCCGGGGAAGATGTTCCGCCGCGAATGGTTCAAGCTGACCCCGCACGCCCCGCTGGACATTTCCGGTCGGGTCAGGTTCTGGGATTTGGCGGCCACAGAGGAAGACAGGAAGAAGAATCCGAGCTGGACCTGCGGACTGAGGATGTCCTACGCCAACGAGGCCTTCTATATCGAGCATGTCATCAGAGTTCGCGAGACGCCCGGCAAGGTCAAGGAGATCGTCCGCCACGCCGCCGAGATGGACGGGACGGAAGTGGAAATCCATATCGAGCAGGAGCCGGGGTCCAGCGGTATCGCGGTGGTGGACGACTACGTCAGGGCGCTGCCTGGGTATGTCGTCAAGGCGTTCAAGCTCCACGGCTCAAAGGAATTGCGCGCCGCGCCGTTCGCTTCGCAAGCGGAGGCCGGCCACGTCTTCATGGTGTCGGCCCCGTGGAACGAGGACTATGTCGAGGAGATGGAGCAGTTCCCGAGCGCGAAGGCGAAGAACGACCAGGTGGATTCGTCCTCCGGCGCGTTTCAGGTCTTCGTCAACGGGATGATCGGAGGGGAGGAGCCTATTCAGTCTTTCGGCTCCTACGACCAGCCGGATTGGTGAGGGGGAACATGGCTAAGATGAACGTGTGGGAGTTGTTGTTCAAGATCGCGACGATTCTGCGCCTGCCGAGATATGGTGTCATGGATGACTGCCTAGCTTATGACAAGAAGCTGATAGAGGAGATTTTAGCGGAGATCAATTTAATACTGGACAAGCGAGAATAAACGATGGACAACCCCCGTTTCGGTATCTACTCTACGTTTGTCTTGGGAGACGACGGAAAAATCTACGACCTAGCGAGAGATCGTTTTTTACCTTCTAAAGTCAACGCCGTGAATGCGTGGACGGATAAAGTCGCGGAATTAGAATCCGACACAAAGGGGGGTTGAGATAAACATGATAGGCATGGAATATTGTTACAAGACGACCGCCTGCCATAAATGCGGGCGCAAGATCCTTGTGGAGATGGGCCTGATAGGCGTCCCGCACCACTCATGGGTCATGGTGACGTGCGCGGAATGCGTCCAAGTTCCCCTTACCGAGGCGTTCAGGGAGAGGCGGCCCGAGGCGGTGGCGGAGATCGAGAAGTGGCTCCAGAAGTGAGATGCGCGAACTTTTCCTCATAGTCCTTTCCGGCCTCCTGATCGGCATCGCATTGACCGTAGCTATCTCTAATTACATCGAGTGTCGGAGAGCTAAATTCAGCATCACGTATTGCGCGACGACGCATATGCTGAGATAGCTTGCCGAGATTTCGCCTTGACACTTTCCCCGCCTTGCCTTACGATCTGATAATTACAGAAGGGGCAAAACCGTCATGACAAACAGAACATGAGAATAGCAAATCCCCGATCAAACCCAGCCAAGACCTACGCAGAGGTAACCCCGAAGGCCAAGCCCGACTCGTTCCCGCAGGGCGAGATATCGAGCGTGATGAGCACCTTCTGGGGGAGGATCACCGCCTACAACCCTGACGAGCTGGTCACGAAAAAGGGCCTCACCATCTACCGCAAGATGTCATTCGACGAGCAGGTGAAGGCCGCACTGGCCGCCAAAGTCCACGCCGTCTTGTCCAGCGGGTACGAGGTCCAGGCCCCGGAACTTCCCAAGGAGGAGCATGAAATCGGGGAAGAGCAGAAGGACTTCACGGAGTGGAACTTCGCCGAGACGGAGGGCCACTTCGACTCTAAGCTCAAGGAGATGATGACGGCGCTCCCGTACGGCTTTGCGTGCGGGGAAAAAGTTTTCCACCTGATCGACTACGGCAAGTTCGCCGGCAAGGTCGGGCTCAAGGCCCTGAAGTTCCGCAGGCCGGAGGGGATCGACTTCGAGACGGACAGCTACGGGAACCTCCTGGACGACGGCATACTGCAGAACCAGAGGAGGCTGCCGAAGTCGAAGTTCGTGCGCTACGTCTACAACGAGACGTTCAACAACCCCTATGGGGAGAGCGATCTCCGAGCCGCCTACAGACCGTGGTGGCAGAAGGATGTTGAACTCAAGTACCTGTCCATCGCGTTGGAGCGCTTCGGCGAGCCGGTAGCGGACATCTCCCACGAGGGCGCGATCACGGCCACTCAGAGGGCCAACCTGGAATTGTTCGTCAAGAACGTGCAGAATAGGTCCGGCCTCATCCATGAAAAGAAGATCGAGCTCAAGTTCCACTACCCGTCACCCCGGACCTCCGAAGCCTACATTCCGGCGATCAACCTGCACGACACCCACATCCGCATCGCCATACTGATGCCGGGCCTCATGGGCCTGTCCGCCGAGCAGGTGACGGGGAGCTTGGCGCGCTCCAGAACGGAGTTCGAGACGTTCATGAACATCATCGGCCAGCTCAGGAAGGACGTGGAGACCACCATCAATGAGCAGGTGATAAAGGAATTGATCGACATGAACTACGAGGTCACGGGCGGGCAGTACCCGACCTTCAAGTTCAAGCAGATCACCGAGGAGCACAAGGAGAGGCTGTTCGATATGTGGCTGAGAGCCATCACCTCCAATGCCATGAAGAAGTTCCCCGAGGACGAGGCGAAGTTCCGTGACGTGCTTGAGTTGGCGCCCAAGGAGGATGAGGAGCTTGCGCCGGAGCCGGTTCTGGGACAGTTCGGACCCGAAGAGCAGCCGCTACCAGAGGAGGGCTTCCTATTCCAGGACAAGGACGGTCGCATCTACGAGCGGTCGTTCGAGGATGAGGCGAAGCTCGTGGAGTTCGTGCGGGGGCTGAAGGATGCGGCTTGATGGGCTATGCGCCACGAAATACAGATTGGTTCAAGCGGTTACATCGTCGCCATGAGCCTGATTTCGGGCCGACATTCCATGCTCCTGACAATGGGGGATTCTGTCGGAGGCTCCTGAAACTTTTATGGATTTAGAAATGACGCGGCAATTCGAATGGGATGAGTCCAAGCATCCACGGGAACCTGCCGGACAGGATATTGGCGGACAATTCGCGCCGGGCGGGGAAATCGCTTCTGACGTTATCGGTGGTAGGTCCGGAGAATCAATCAAAACCGAAGGAATATTCTATCACGGAACATCAAGCGATGTTGCCGCAGAAATTCTAAAACGAGGCTTGCGAAAGGATAAAGCGGGCAAAATATTCGGCAGTATATCCGATAGAGGTCACGTTTTCTTGACCAGAAATATCGACGAGGCGCAATATTGGGGCGATTACGCAAAAGACGAAGTAGGGGCAGACGGCGTAGCAATTGTGGTGGTACGCTTGCCTCGGAACACCCCTGCAATCACAGATAAAGACGTGAAAGGGGGAGTTTCAGTTTCGCTTAAACGAAACATCCCGCCGGGATGGATTGACGATGTATTGATATTTAAAACAGGCCGATGGACATCAATTCGGCATAAGCGATTTGCTAACGATGAACGTTTGTTCTTCATAATCAAAACAAAAAGAAATAAGCAATTCAACGGCTATTCCCGCGCCCTCATGGGCTTCGACTTCGCCGATGCGAGCGCGTTGCTGGCGGCCCGGAAGAAATTCGCCGACTACCTCGCGGAAAATAGCGTTGACAGGGATCAGGCGGAGAGCGATGCGCAAGGATTGAACCATTCCTGGGAGTTCGCGACGTACGCTTTCTGTCCTACCGGGGAGGGCGGCGGCATTGATAACTCGTGCAGCCCCGTTAACGAAGGCGACACTATTGAAGTAGAGGGTAAGCAGCGCGGAGTTGAGAATAGCATGAAGCAAAAGATCCATTCCACGAAAGAGGGCGTGCAGAACTTCTATAAGTGGTTCCGTAATAGCAAAATAGTTAATGATGATGATGCACCCTTAGTCGTTTATCATGGAACGGGTGCTAGTTTCGATGAGTTTGATCCGAACAAAACTGCGACAAGTCCGCGCGGAAGTAGCGGCTCTCTTGGCTTTTTTTTCACCAAGAGCACTAAAGAAGGTTCAGGATATGGTTCCGGCTATCCAGAAGGCGGTTCAGTCTTGCCAGTTTATCTTTCAATTCAAAATCCAAAGAAGATAGACCGTTATAGCGATTTGTGGGATCGTGTGCTAAATAGTCGCCGAGATGCGAAAGCAGTTCAGACGGAACTTAAAAAACAAGGCTACGACGGTGCCATAACCCCGCTCGGGGAGTACGTCGCATTTTCCCCGACGCAGATCAAATCCGTTTTCAATAAGGGCAAGTTCGACCCCACAAATCCTAAGATCAATTTTAGTTTCGATCCCATTCAGGATCTCGGCAAGTCCTTCATGCTCCGCCATATGCCCCCCTGGCGCGGCCTGATGGACATGAAGCCGGGGAGTCTGCACCTAAAGATATTCGGGAAGTACGCGGAGCTGAGGGAGGGGCGAAGCTATGATTGCCAATGGTGCGGCATCCATCGCTACCATCTCCCAGGGCAGCACGACCAGTGCGCGCACAGCCCGACGGGCCAATGTGAGGTCGCAGAAGACAGAGGTGAATCAGACGATCTGATAGATTTAATCAGTCCAGACGACGACGATCCGCGGCGATACGACGACATGCGCCGAAAAGATGTTAAGTGGCGTGGCGACCTTACGGGCAAGGAGCGGACGACTCTTACGAGCTATCGGGATCGCGGAGCCTTCGAGGAAATCAATGATGCGATGCGCGGGGGGGGGATGCCGAAATCGGTAGCAAAGGGCGCGACGTTAAAGCGCGCCCTCGACAGGAACAGGATGGATGATGATATAACAATCTGGAGAGGCATGAACATCGTCGGCGGAGAAGAGGGCCGAAATTTCCGCTCGCGGCTCAAAGCCGGCGCCATATTCTCCGACAACGGGTTCGTCTCGGCGAGCCCGTCCTCGGCCATCGCCGGCGCGTTCGCCTCTTCCGACGAGGGGGTCAATGTCCTGTTCAAACTAAAAACCCGGGGCGCGTACGGTGCCTATGTTGCCGAGAAGAATAGGCAACCGGAAATCATTTTTACTGCTGGATCGAAAATAAGGATAAACAAAGTCATGAACAAGCGCGGCGGGCTAGTTGTCGTGGAAGGTATCATCGGGGGCAGATAGTGCGCGAACTGGGACGATTCGTCTGGAAGATAGAACATTTACGATTCCTTGCGCCTAGGAACGTCAGTAAAATCACTAGCGCATATTCCCTCTATGAGCATCGCGTTGACTTCGCTGCCGTCGAGAAGGCCCTGGACAGCGACGCCGTCAAGACCGACCTCGCCCTGCGCGTGCCGATCCGCAAGGTGCTCGACGACCTGATTGCGTTGATGAGGAGTCAGGACAAGGCGGGCGGCATCACTCAATCATTCGTCCAGAGCCTATCGCTGACCACGGGGCCGGAGGCGCAGAAGATCCTGGGCGAATATCTCCTGGGGATCTGGCGCAAGGGGAGGGAGCTGGCGATAGGGGAGCTGCCAGAAAAATTGCAAGAGCGAATTCATCAATTTGAATTCTGCCCGACTGGCGAAGGGGGCGGGATTGATCCCACATGCTCGCCGGGCGAAGGGGATCATGGCGGCAAAGATTTGGTGCGAGATTCAAACAATAAGCCAATAACAGTCTATCATGGCACGCGCTCGCAGTTTGATAATTTTGACCCCGAACAATTGGGGAAAAACGCAGATCATCCATCGGCGCATTTAGGGTTCTTTTTTACCGCCGATAAAAATACGGCAGGGACATTCGCTACGGGCGGCAAGGGTAGAATCATCTCCGCTAATATAGCTATGAAGAAACCGCTTATAATGGAGGCCTCCGATTATGAAAAAGAATATGATTTTTGGCGAGGAATAAAGGGCAGCTCTGAATATAAAAGAAGTAAGGCGCATTTCGAAAATTTCGTTGCCGATATGCAGGACAAGGGATATGATGGCATCATTATTCGTGGCGGCAAAACCAAGTATCCCGAATTAGCATCTGACAACTATATTGTTTTCAATACGTCGCAGATAAAGAAGTTTTCGATTGATATTAAATACTTCGCCGGTCTTGAACCTATCCAGGCCATCAACTTCTTCCAGAACCTCCGGCCCTGGCTGATAAAGGGGATCATAGACGACGAGCTGAAGAAGACGGCGCGGCTTGAACTCACGGAGCACCTGAAGGGCGGGCGGACCCTGACGGAGACCATCGGGAACCTGCGTTCCGCTTGGGAGCCGTGGATAGGCGACCCGGAGAAGGTCATTCCGTCGGGGATCAGCGGGACGGCGGAGGACATCCTGCAGGCGTATAGGCTGGAAAATATCGTTCGCACAGAATCTATCACCGCGTTGAGCCAGGGAAGGGCGGAGATAGGAGACGAGGCCGGGGATTTCGTCGTGGGATACGAGCTGTCGCCCGTCTTGGACGAACGCACTTCCGAGATTTGCAACCGCATCGGCGATCTCCAGGAGAGCGACCGCCCAGTCATGTTCCGCAAGAATGACTCACGTAGCGAACGCTTAATTCCAGCATTGCATTGGAATTGTCGGACAATTCCGGTCTTCATTACGAGCGACGACTTGCCAGTTAGGTGGTCGACGGAGGCGGAACTGGACTCGGTCTTGAGGCTCGTTCCTCCCGGTTTCAAGTAGCTATGGAGTTTTTGGAAAAAGCTCATTGTCCGTCTTGTTGGTCTTCTGACATCACTATCGAATATATTAAGGGGTTGCTGGGAACCATGAACGCACGCAAATGGGTTTGCCAGAACTGCAAGGCGGAATTTCAAAAGCGAACTGAATTAACGGATCTAGATCAAATCCTCATGCGGATTCGGAAGTTCTTCGTAGACCCCGGAAAGGATGCATTCAAATGACGATTGACAGCGTCTATTTAACCGACGTTGAGATGGAAGGGGTTTTGAAGGACACCGGGCTTATCGGATGTTCAGATGAGGAGTT